TTACAAGGGGTAAAAGGTGTATAATCGACACACTGGATACCCCTTTCTCTACAAGGCCCGGTAAATTTAGGTTGAAGCTGACCAATTTACTGGGTACTCAGCAAAAACCTTGAAAAACTTTTATATTTTTTATTACTCTTTTTCGAGGAAATCATTATGAGTAACGTATTATCATCCGTAGCTGTCACAGAGTTTGACAGTATGGTAAAACACGCATACCAGGGTACTGGTCTGCTGAAGTCTGCTGTTACACTTCGTAACAATGTTGTTGGTGACACTTACAAGTTCCGTAAGATGGGCAAAGGTCTGGCTAATCAGAAGGCCACCTCTGCTGAAGTAGCGCCAATGAACGTAAGCCATGAGTTCAAGACTGCAACTCTGGCTAACTGGAATGCTCCTGAGTACACTGACATCTTTGACCAGCAGGACGTAAACTTTGACGAGAAGCAAGAACTTGCAAGCACTATCGCAAATGCTCTTGGTCGTCGCTGTGATCAGCTCGTTATCGACGCTATGGACAATGCAGGCGCTTATGCTGCTACTGTCGGTACTGACGTAGGCGGAACCGCTTCTAACCTGAACTTGGAAAAAGTAATCGAAGCTCAGGTATCTCTTCGCCAGAAAGGTGTACCCAACTCTGAGCTGTTTGCTGCTGTAAACGCTCTGGGTCTTGGCGGTATGCTCAATGACGAGAAGGCTACTTCTGCTGACTACCAGAATGTTAAGGCTCTGGTAAACGGTGACATCGACACTTTGGCTGGCTTCAAGTTTGTTATCCTTGAAGATCGTGTTGAGGGTGGATTGACTGTTGCTTCTGACGTAGTTGATTCCTACTTCTTTGCTCGTCCTTCTGTTGGCCTGGCTATTGGCATCGACATGAAGACTAGCATTGACTGGATCGCTGATCGTACCTCTTGGTTGTGTAACGGTATGCTGAAGGCTGGCGCTGTTGCTCGCGACACTGATGGTATTGTTAAAGTTCAGTACACTCAGACTGCTTAATGTAAGACTGGATGGGGCTGCTTCGGTGGCCCCTTTCTATACAAGATAATATAGGTTTATTATGGCAAGCAAGATACAGCTAATTTCTAATGCTTTAATTTTAATTGGTGACTTGCCTGTAACATCTTTGTCGGGCAACTCTCGTGCAGAGACTGTTGCTAACAACTTATACGACACCATTGTACAAAACGAATTATCTAAGTTCCGCTGGGGCTTTGCCCGAAAACAAGCGCAACTTTCTTTGACCACTCAAAAGCCTGTGGGAAGCGAGTGGCAATCTATCTATCAGTTACCAACCGATATGCTAGCACTAATCAAACTTGATCCAGGTGTTGACTATCAGATTCTGGGTGACAAAGTTTACTGCAATACTTCTGGCGAATTATACTGCGATTACATTGCTAATGTTCCTGAGTCAGAGTGGCCCGCATACTTTGCTAAAATGATTGAATATGCCTTGGCTATGGACTTTGCCCCATCTATTCGAGACAGTGCTACTTCCATGAAGTTGCTTGCTCAGCAGTATATTGTGACAAGCCGTATGGCTCGGTTCACTGATGCCCAGCAGCACCCGCAAACCTCTATTCAGGATCGACCATTTATTAACGTGAGGTTCTAATGCCTAAGTCGCAATACAAGCAGTCCAGCTTTGCCAGTGGAGAGCTTTCCCCATTACTACTAGGCCGCACCGATCTTGATCAATACTACAAGGGCGCACAGAAGGCTGAGAACGTAGTTATCGTACCTCAAGGTGGCGTTAAGCGTAGGCCTGGCACTGAGTTTATTGACGGGGTTGTTAGGCAGCTAGTACGTCAAACTGTTGTCAATCCTACCATGCCCAATGGTGGCACTGCCGCAAATATTAATGATGGTAATGACGAGACATTTGGTACAACCAATGTTCTTACTTCTGCTGGCAATCCTCATGTTATTGCTCAGTATGACTTTGGCACTCCAACAGTAAACACGTTTATTGATCTCAGGAATGTTAGCGTTACTCCTGATCCTGGAATACCAGACGGGTCTGTAGCTAGGGCTTTTCTGATCATTCAATATTCAGATGATGGCACTAATTGGACTCCTGTTAATGATGGCCTATTGATGCGCGTGGACAATGTTAGCCCTAGAAACATCAGATTTAAAATAGATAACCTATCAAAGCGATACTGGAGAGTGCTAGCAACTGTCGCGCTTGGTGACAGTGTTAGAATAAAAGTTGGGGAATTTGGGTTTAAAAATGAAGGGCTTGGGATTGGCACAGCTAAGACATTTGACTGGCACTATGGCCCTGATCAAAACTATCTTGGTGTACTGACCAATGGCAATCTTAGGTTTTATAGAACGCCTCATGCTGGCAGTACAGATACAGTTTATGTAGCTGATGTGATTGTACCTTATTCAGAGGCGGCAATAGATAGCGTAAGGGATGCTCAGACCGAAAACGTAATGCTTATGTTCCATGAGGATTACCCTCCGGTACGTATTGTATTTAGCGGCTCTGATAGATCTGATGCTTTTGTTTTAGACAACATTCCTTTTGTGAATGTACCGCAGTATGACTACAACGATGGTTTTAGCGTTAGCCCTATACCTGCAATACAGGTCTGTTCATTCAGTGGGTTTGGTTATGGGCAGCAATACCAAATTGATGTTGATGGAGTCCTCAGTAAAGATATCACCTACTCTGGAGACGGCACTGCTGACGAGCGATCGTCTACTGCTTACCACTTGCAGAAGAACTTGCAGGATATGCCTGTGTTTGGGTTTTCGGGTATAAGTGTAGAAAGAACCCACACTAAGACGTACACGATCACCATGGCTGGAGAGTCGGCGGGTGAGTATGAACTGTTTGCTGGATTCCCTACTAGCGGAAGTGCAAATGACACAATATCGTTTGCCATAACACAGCAGGGCCAATCTCGGTCTGAAGATGTGTGGTCTGAAACCAGGGGCTATCCAAAGCTAGGAGTGTTCTTTGAAGGGCGCTTGTGGTTGGGCGGCACGAAGTCTAAGCCACAGAGCTTGTTTGCTTCTAGGTCAGGCAACTATTTTGATTTCTTTAGCGAGAAGGGTGAAGATGATGAGGGTATCTTTGTCACTATTGACTCTCGCGGCCTAACTAACATTGTGGATCTTAATCCAGATAGAGGGCTGCAGCTATTCTGCTCAGGCAGTGAGTTTGTCGTCAAGGGCCAAACGCCATCTAACATTCAGGTAGTAGCGCAGACACAGCATGGATCAGTTAATCTTGAGTCTAAGGCTGTTGATGGTGCCACACTGTTTGTAGACAAGAATGGTAATACCTTGCGCCAATACGTGTTTAGCTTTAACGAAGATGCTTATACATCTAACGACATTTCTGTTTTGTCTTCGCAACTAATCAATCAGCCAGTCGATATGGCTTTGCTGTCTGGCAGCACAACTGAGGATGCTAACTGGGTCTTCTTGGTAAATCAAGATGGCACTGGTGCGGTTCTAAACACCATGCGAGCGCAGGACATAAATGGTTTTACAAGATGGACTCCATATGCCTCAGATTCAGATTCTGAGCATAAAAACACTATAAAGTCGTGCTCCGCTGTTGGCGATGAACTATACATGGTTGTGTATCGTCGAGTTGGGATAGCTGACTTTTATGACATTGAGCGATGGAGTTTTGACCGACTGCTAGAGTCTGGCATTAAGACCACAGTTAATAATATGGGAAGCGATGTTATTATTTCTGTTGGCTCTAGACTTGAAGGATATGAAGTAAGTGTTGTGGCTGATGGGGATGTTCTTCCAAGTCGAGTTGTTTCTTACATGAATGGCGCTTTAGGAGTTGCAATTACAGCAGAAGAGCTTAATGGCTTTGCATCTAGGGAAATAGAAATAGGACTTAACTTTCCTGTTACAGTTAAGACTATGCCTATTAATACCAGTCCTGGGACTCGTGCCGGTCAAAATGGTATGCGGGAAAAGAAGGTATGTCGCATGAATTTGCGAGTACATGATACAGCTGGGGTTTACATTGATGGAAATCCTGTAGCTATTCGGCAGTTCGGTGAAGCTCCCAACACGCCATTAAACACATCCTTTACTCCGAAAACTGGTATCATAGAAGACAACAATGGCGGGAATGGATGGGGAACAAATGTTGCACCTGAGATTACAGTGCCTGATCCTACGCCTTTCCACATACAGGCTATCGAGTATGAGGTCGAATCTTCGTGAATGATGTTGTAACGCAGGACAGTATTTACCAGCTACAAGAGATAATGAAAGACTTCCCAAAAGCTGATGTAGTAACAAGGCATCACTTTTCTGATGGGATATATGCAAGAGAGATGGTAATGCCTCCAGGTAGTATTGTTGTGGGGGCTTTACATAAGACCAAGCATTTTTTTAGTGTAGTATCTGGGGAGTGCGAGGTATCTAGCGTTCATGAAAGGGAATACATTACAGCGCCATACTTGGGAGAAACTATACCTGGGACTAAGCGCGTTATATATAGTG